GACATCAGATGCAAATGTGGATATTCCAGCAACAGATAACGTATCTCCAATAAATACCTGTTTTCCTATTCCAACTCCACCATTAATAACCAAAGCACCATTAGTTGGTGCTGTTGATGTGGATGTATTAGAAAATGTTACTATACCAGTAACATTTAAAGTTCCACTATCTATTGTATCTGTCAAATAAAATTTTTCTGTAGCAGTATCCCATACCAGAATCAATCCATCTCTAGTCTTTAGAGTGGAATTTACGTCAGCTAAATTGAGCAATCTGGTTGGTGCAGCTGCTGCATTGGATAATACACGAATTACATTTTGAGAACCAATTCTATCGTTGATACTAGGCATTACCTTGTTACCCCTGCTCTTACTAATACAACTCCTTCAACAGCTTTAAAATAATTACCATCGTTTGTTAATTTCACATCAAAAACATATCTTCCAGGTTTTAAATCCCGTGTTTGTGAAGCATTGAGTGAAATTGACAAAATTCCTTCTTCGGCATCAGTTACAGTAGTCGCAAATGATACCGCAGATGTTGCACCATAATGTTTTCTCAACATAGCTTCCGACGTTGTAGAACTCAAAATAATTGGGGAATTTGTTCTGGTATCCTGTAATTGAAATGAAGTATCGAAATCATACCCCTGCTCAACCACAATATTGGATACATAAACGGACATTATTTAATTTTAATATACTTATAGATATTTATATTAATTTATCCGGCTAAGATTTGTTCAAGAATTCTTTCAAGAGTGATTTAATTTCATCAATATCTTTTCTCAAATCATCTAGTTCTTTTTTTCGTAAATCTCTATTTAAAGTAGATCTCAAATAATTTTCATATCCGGTGCTATCACAGTTAATGATAGCACCATTATTTTCATCTCGATATAGGTGTGAATGCCCATCAACTTTTATCATCTTACTGCAATTACTCTAAGGTCTTTAAATCTAGGTGGTTCTGCCTGATTTGTTCCAGACATCACAATTTTGATAGAAAATTCATTGAATAGATCTAAGTTTTCTGCAGTAAACTCATATTCTAAGAACTCATTTTTTATACTTGCAGGAACACGAACATCTGGCAATCCACTATTCTTTGACGAATCAACAACTTTAAATCCACTATTTGTAGATATTAAATTATCATATCCAGGGAACAATTCAAAAGATTGTTCTACTTCATTAGAATCAGATCTAGAAAGACTGTATAAAACTCTAAAATCTGCAGATTCGTGTCTATATGCAGAAAGTAATACTTTCAAGGTTGTTGCGGGTTGTTTAAGTATAACGGGATTTGAATAATAAATTGCAGAATGTGGATCTGTAGCTATAGAATTTACACGATTATCAGAAGAATAATCTTCAATTGGATTATTTAATCTACTATTAGAAAATTCTGCAATCGTTTCTTTAATATTCAAATATGGAGAGACATTTTCATTTTCTGTATTAAATGTGACTCCTGCAGTGAATGATTTAAATCTGGGCAGTTGAGTCAAATATTCATTTTGATTCTCTTCAGAACAAATCATTCTAAGATCAGTAAATATATTTGATTGGTTAATTTGAACTTGTTCAAATCCATTATCAATGAATGGTATTTCATTACCACCAACACTTGTTCCAGAAACAGTTCTTATTAAAGAAGAAACTGAAGTTAAATTGGGTGCTTGGCAATTAAAATGTGGAGTTAGAGCATCAAAAATAATGTTTTTTGATGCTCTAATTTCAGATCCACCAACATTTCTCTCTGCATTAAATGAAAGTTGAGATGTACTACTCTCACCATCTGCAGATCTAAGAGATCCATATGTTGCAGACCTATCAATTTCAACAAAATAACTATCCATATCAATGTCTGTAGAGGCATTCATAACTATGTTATTAATTCTTCTTAAAGAAACTCCATTTAATTCATATTTGTAAACTTGGATATTTAAACTATGAGTAGTTTTTACTGTACTATCAACCCCTCTTGAAACTATGTTTAATTGTCCAACACCAGTACCGACAAAATTATATGAAATAATTTCACGACCAATCTTTAAGTATCCAGGATATCCAGCATTTACTGATTGACCTTCAAAAGTTGTAAAGTTTGAAGTATCCGTAACAGTAATAAATGAAGTTTCAGTAGGAGATAACTCTACATTCAATGAAGTTGGAGGCACATCTGATGCAATGTTTTCAAATTTTAATTTGTTGACATTTAAATACATTCCATGATTAAAGTGATCGACTTTCATGTAGTTTCCAGAATTAACTCCACCATCTCCAGAAGAACTTGTAATGATGGTAGATGCCATAGAAACTATCGTATTACCAGTAGAACCACTATAGTAGCTCAAAGCAGCACCAACAGCAAATTCTTTTCCAGAACCAGACGAACCAAACTCACCTTGAACATTTGTAACATAGAGCATATTTGCTCCAGTAATTCCACTAATAGAAATTAAAGATTCTCTACCTGTTGGATTTGTAGAAGACGTTGTTGAAGTGACAATTCCAACAACGTCACCTGTTTGATAACCAGAACCCCAATATCCAGTATCAATTCCGACTCCTGTTATAATACCAGAAGCACTTGTATTGATTAAAAGTTTAAGTCCGGTTCCTCTTCCAACAACATTAAATGTATCCACAGATTTATCACTCAAAGAAATTGGATAATTTATTCCACCAGTACTAATACCGACTGTTGTTACTGAACTACCTGTTCCTGTAATAACCGCAGTACCATTATTATTTGCTACCCCAGCAAGTTTTCTTCCTGTAGTAAGTATTCCTAAAGTTTCAGAATCGGTTACAGTGGTAATGCCAATTTTTCCAGTTTTTGGAAGTGTTCTTATAGGATTACTATTTAACTTATCAACCAAATCATTACTAGCATCCAATGGAGGATTATAAAAATATGCTGTTCCAGAAGTGCTGGTAAATTTAGATTTATAGAGTTTGAACTTAAGATCTTGATATTGATTTGTGGTCCAAACACTACCATTTTGCGATTTATACAAAGATCCTAAAGCAAATTGTTGAGTAAATCTTACTTTTCCGGTATCTGGCAAGTTTTGAGTTTCAATGGTATTTTCGCCCATTACAGCAGTCCAAAGTTCATAATCATTACTGTATTCTGATATTATTACCAAAGCATATTCAGTATTACCTTCAAGATAAATTGGTTCTGGAAACTTCACATTTGTTGCCTTATTTCCAGTAGGTGAAATATTAATATTGGTAATTGTATTTAAATCAGAATCAACAGATCTTGGTCTCAAAATAGCTGGTTTTCCTACACGTTGAAGAGTGGGAATACCTAATTCAACTGTTCTAATTTCAATTTGCAGTGGAGCGTTTCCTTCATCAATAGTATTAAAAAATAAATCGACGGATATAACAAATACTCCATAAGAATCCTCTTCAATATCAATAACACCAGGAACTGGAATATCTCCACCGACTGTAAACGTCTGTGCAAGAGGATCGCCCCTCCATGGTGGTGCTGGTGGCCTTGGTGGACTTGGTGGCCTTGGTGGTGGCCTTGGCGGGTTCCGTTGAATTCTGGTTGTTGTATTAGTGGTGGTTATAATTACATCTCTTTGATATGTTTCGAGTATTCCCTCACATAAGAAATTAGATTTTGCAGTAGAGATGACTGTAGATCCTGTAACTAGTTTTTGATTAGAGGAACTTGAATTTAATTTAAATGTAGATTCACCAACTTCTAAAATATTTGTTGGTGCTGGAGTTGTATTGGGATCTCTAATGAAGAAAGATCCAATCAAATCTCCAAATGAATCGGAAATCAATCTAAGATCTTTAACATATGATATTGCACCACTAGTTTGTCCAACCAATTGCATTCCAACTTCCAAATATCCAAAATATCTTCCCTGAGATTCTTCCACTAGTGAAGGAATATCAACGTTAAGAACTTTTGAATTTGCACTATAGAAAGATCCTATAGTTGTTAATCTTTCATATGGATTAGTGCTAAAAAATTCTTCTGGATTATCGAAAGGTCCGAATTTGTGCAAAGGAGAAGCTAATCTAAATCTTATTCTTTCAACACCATCAACAGTTCCAATTACAGTTTCCCCAATAGAGTATGCTGCACTTGCTCCCGAATTAATGAGTTCGGGAGTATTTGCAATTTCAATAAGTTTTGGAATAAAATCAAATCCACTATTGTCATCAATGAACTGATAATATCTTGTATATGGTTTTAGATTAGATGCAGTAAATTGAGTATTTCTGCTCCGCATAAAAATATCATCAGATACTGATAATAGATTATTTCTGGTTACTGAGTCTATAGAGGTTCGTGTTTCAATGCCTGTCCGTTCTCTTGTAAAACGGTTGTTCTCCAGGAACCACCTTGCCAATCTCCATGTTCTTACATTTACAGTGCGTCTAATAATATTATCATCTAATTGAATAGTTCGTACATAAACATCATTTTGTGGGTTTAATTCGAGCAAACCACTATAAGAAACAACATTAAATGGATTTACATTCTCAACTCTAGTAGCAAAGGGTTGTTTTAACCAATCAACTTCTTCATATTTCAGTGTAATTAAATCTCCAGTTTTTTGTACATTTGAATCCAATAGTTCAAAATTTTGACTTAAATCAAAACTTTCGGGTGTTTTATCCTCTTTTGGTGCAACTTGTAATGCGACAGAGGTTCTCTGTCGCAAAGGTTCCATTTGAGATATAGAGTTTACTTGAGAGTTTACTTGAAGAATTGAATTTCTTAAATCAATTTTTTCGTAATTTGAAAAAGTATCTACAAAAAATCCACTCTTAAATCTATTTCTACCTTCAAAATCTTGGATTTCAATTGATTTCGCCTCAACTTCCAACAAAGATAATGTGGTATAAATTTCCAAATTTTCAACTCTATTTTCAATATTTCCAATATCTCTCATCGTGTATCTTCTGTTATCTTCAAGTCTAAATGAAACATCATTAACATTGTAAAGATATGCAGGAAGACTAAGGGTTCCCAGTTCTAAAAACTCATCAACATTTGATTTAATAGGTGGAGTGGGAGTCTTTGCCGAAACACCTTTTTCTACGAAAAACTCTCCCAGTCTATTTAAATAAATTCTATCAATTCTTCCAAGATAGAAACTGAAATCAACAGTAGAACCTTCACCTGGAGCTAATAATTTTGTTGGTAATGTATCAAATGCAGTTGTTCTTGTATTAAAGTCGAATGGGGATCTGTCTGTGGTTACTGTAGGATCAAAAACAGAAACCCTTGGTCTGAAATCTAAAGTATCTGATGCTCTTACTAAATCCTTACCAATTTTTGGAATATACTTTCCATATACTTCTTCATCATAACTATTAATTGTAAATACATCTCCAGAATCTGTAGAGGATGAAGTATAATGATCAAATACGATCAGTAATCTTTTTGATGGTACAAACTTTCCTCTATTTCTAACAATATTTGAATATCCATAATATTGATCATTTTGTCCCTTATTGAGATAGAACATAGATGTTACATCTTTATAATCTCCTAAGGTTATAGATTCTACTTCGGATTCAATATTTGATTCTAAGAAATCTACTAGTTCATTTGCATATAATTTATTTTTTGTTAAATAAACAACACCCAATTTGTTTGCAGGTGAAGACGGTGTAGTCGTAGAATTCGTTATAACTCTAGCAACAGCTTTGCTATTTCTACCTATAATTTTTTCACCGATAATCGCATTAGAAGATACATTTGCAATTGAATTGAATTCAATTTGATCTAAAGTTGGATCTTGATTGTTTAAAGATTCATATATGGATAAAACGTTATATACATCTGGATAATTTAAAGAAATTTCTTCATCCTGAACTCTTAATCCATAGTATGAATTAAACGTTAATCCATCATTAGAAGAATCATTATCTGTTGTACCCGACTCCTTGAGATTTGAATAATTTACATTTGTTATAGTACTTCTGGTACGATTTTTAATTTTACTCTTAATTCCATTCTTCGTCGCAGTTATATTTACAGTAACATTTTTTGATGGGATAAGTCCATTGAATCTTACGGTATTTCCAACTATAGAAAAACTATCTGTCGTAATAGTTCCAATACCATTACTCGCATCATTATATCCAATAGAATATCTTTCTTGATCAAAAGTTGACCAAGATGCACTAGATATTCCCAAAGTAGTTATATTTAATTCTAAATTGCCATCGGCCGTAGTGGTATTTCCAGTAAGTTGCTCCGTAATAATAATATTTGAATCTGACAGATTTAAATCAGAAACATTATCTTCCGACAATTGTGCATATAATTTACTATCACCACGAATAAATGGTGCTCCAACAAAAGCATTAACAATTTCATTTGATATTGGTAAACCTCCATCAAATACACCAGTAACTGTATCGATTCCGACAACTTCTATAGAAGTACTATCAGAAGAAACTGAATTTACTCTATTGAATGTTTCATTGGATTTTCCTGGTAATTGATATCTAATTATGGTATCTGTTGTTATACCAGTAAAAGATTTTAATACAGATGTGATAGTTGCAATACCTGGACTACCACTTCCAGATGTTATATTAACTTCACGAATTCCTGATGGTAGTGGAAGTTTTTCTAAAATGCAGTTTGCAGTAAAATTTTGAATGAAACCAAAAGGAGTTGTTTGTTTTACTGACTTAATACTTTGGGTATCATATACATGAACATCTTGAATAATTCTAGGAATATCATTACCATTGACAATTATCTGCTCACCATTTATAAAAGTTCCAGAAGTCTGTCTAAGATAAATTATATTTGAAGATCCACTTGCCGTGGCAAATCCACTTGCCCCAGAACTTTTCCCTTTGACATAGAAGGACTCTTTTATGTCATCAGAATTTATAGATTGATTTAGAGTTAATTTTGTATATGTTTGAATATCATACAATCTTAAATCCCAATTAGTAGTATCTCCTTCATAACGAGCATCTGTTAAATTAAATGTATATACTCTCGCTTCTCCAATTTGTGAACCTGCAGTTTCAAATTGAGAATATAATTGAATTGTTTTTTTAACCTCTGCCAAACCTGTAACTTTGTTTACCCTTAAAAGATTTCCCATCTCAAAGGGAACAGTAGTATTTTTTACTTCCTCTGTTTCTCTTGGTTTTTCAATGTCAATAATTGTTTGATTGGTTTTATCAATATCAAATCCTTTAACATATGCTTTTCCTGAAGATATTTGCAAACATGCAAGATCATCTGATGGCACATTTCCATTAGATGTCAACTCACTATCAAGATAAATTCCCCTACTATCTATTCCATTATTTAATGAATTTTTTAATTCAAACTCAAATGGTTTTACGGAATAATTTCCAGATTCATCAAAAGTTCTTTGTGCAATATAATCTCTAATTAGATTATATTCTGTTCTTGTTGAAATTTTCTTAATATCTCCATCATCTATCTTCAATATTTCTACAAAATTTGAATCATTAAAATCATTTAAATCTTTTTTGCCTAGAGTCAACTCTATTTTTAATCTATCTGCTCCTGGAGAAGCATAATTAGAAAACCCTCTAGCATTATCAAATAGTGAATTATCTTCTTTAGCATCAACGATTGTTTCATTTATATAAAAACCAACTCTATATTTGGAGTTATTATTGTAATAATCCAAAATAATTGTTTGCTCATCAATGTTGGCAAAACTACCCCTAATAAAATATACACCCTTTGAAATAGATACTGAAGATCCAACTGCACTTGCATTGATTCCAATTAAAGATGCAAAAGGTGTTCCTGAAGAAATTGTCGTATTTCCATATACTATATTTTGATCCGCAGACAACAATTCTGCATCAGAAAAAGTAGAGAATTCAAAATTATTGCCCGTATCTCTGTAAGAAATATAAAGTGTTACATATTCAACTTCATCACTTTCACTAGGCAAAACTACTTTTATTACTTTAGCTTTTACTCCTGTTGTTTGCCCAACGATAGTCTTTCCTACTAATTTATCAGCATAAAATGATACATCTACTCCAAATTGAGTGGCATTTAACTTTATACAATTAAACTCATTATTATATTGAATAGATCCTGGAATAACTACAGAACCTTCTTTGAAAAAATGAGTTCCAAATGTTTCTATTTGATTTTGAAATATTGATTGGAGAGTCGTTAATTCTCTAGATTGAACTGGAACTCCTGGTTTAAACAGAACTTTATGGTAATCATTGGATGAATCGAAATCATCAAAATATGGACTTATGTTTAAATTTGTTTTTTGTGGCATTTTTTTAGAATTCCAGAATAATTTTAACGTCTTCTTTTTATCTAGAGTCTCTTGAAATCAAAGATCTATTATCAATGTAAATAATGTCTCCTGTATTCTTATTTATCTCTGGATTTGCGAGACCTTGACTAAAAGTAACTCCCAAACTTACTTGCTTAGATCCAATAATAGTAGTTATACCACTATAATTTGTGTCTACAGATCCACCAAAAGGAATAATAGATTGAGATGAAGATTCAAAATTTAGAACTTTACCTTTTGAAGAAACAGCATTGCTATCAGTCTGATCATCACTATTTGCAAAAAATAATGATCTATCTTGATAGTATTTAATTACTTTAGTTTCTGTGTCATAAGATGCAACATAACCTCTAGCAGTTCCTCCACTTACAGTTTGTGTTATTGCAGCTCCAACAGTTGGATTACTTGTTACTGAGGTAACTTTAATTGATCCTAAAGAAGTAAAGGTATTGTTTATGTGTACACTAGTCGAATTATAAGATTCTGGATTTTTTATAATTCCTACCTGAGCAAAACTTGTATCTATAGGAAAATCTTTAGTAGAATCGTCAAACCTAGAATAAATTAATACTTTATCAGCACCCAATTCTGAATAAATATCGTATCCATGACCTCTAGAAGGCGGAATTATTGGAATTAATTTTGCAGGATTGCTAACAGTTCCACTACTTTCCAAATCTACAATTCCAAAAGTGTAACCAGACCCACCAGATACAACAACAGCATCAGTTATTCTTCCAGTTCCATCACATGTGATTGCAACTTTTCCTCCAGTTCCGTCACCTATAATATTGTATGTTTTGGATGAATATCCACTACCAGCATCTTCAATGTATACAGTTTTTATTTGATTCAAATTAACTGTAGAATCTCCTGCCTCTCTAATGCTTTGAATTTGAAAGTCTGTTGAAGTTGACCAATCATTTGGCAAAGGAACATATTCTGTCGAGTCGAATTTAATAATGTCACTAGGAGCGACAGTAAACAAATATTTCCAAATATATCCGTCACCACTAGATCCGGCTGCTGATGGTTCTAAATCTGTAAATGTTGGTTCATCTTTTGAAGTATTTCCAAGAACATTTGTTCCTGAAGATCCATTTTGTATACAAATATAAACTCTAAAATCATTATTAATTACATAGTAATTTGAGTCATAAAGTCTAGCTGATTGAGAATTTGGTGATAAATTTGAGGCACTATAATCATGCCTATACATATCATATCGAGTATTGGCCGTCCATTGAACCTTTCTTATGACTCTTCTAATATTTGCATTAGTAATTTTATTTCCAAACAGTGCAGTATTTCTATAGTGTGCCAAATACTGAAAATTATCTACAGGAGTTGGTGGGACAGATGGGGATGCATCCCAAGAAGTTGTTCTACCAAATCCAATAGGATTGCCGTTAGATCCTGGATTTGATAATCCCAAAAAAACATAATAAGAATCGTCATTACTCAGGACAGAATCTATAAAATTATTAGCATTAGCAATTCTAAATTGATCTGTTACGATGGCTGCCATATTACATACTTTTTTAAATATTTATAAATGATTTATCAATCTAATTTTTCAGAAACTGCACCAGTAAATCTCAAACCCTCAGATCTACGTTGAATAGTTGGGAATGTGGTCAATCCAACATCATATGTTTTTCCAGTAACACCAATAGAAATTGGTGAACTTGATCTGGTTATAGATCTGAATACTCCCCAAGAAAATTCTCCGCAGAAATTACCATTTGTAGAAAGTCCGGAAACAGAAGTTCCAGAGTCAATATTACATGTAACAATACCAACATTACCATTGACTTGTATTGATTTTACAATGTAAATGTTATCCAGGAAAGTATTTCCAATACTAACAATCGCAGAATTGCTATTATCTACAGAAGTTACTCCAGAACCAATGTGAGTATTCTTTATTAAAATTGGATATCCAACATTAAGGTCACTTCCGAAAGAAGAACCTCTATCTAAGAAGAATTTGAGTCCAAGTGAGTGTCCACCCACACCTGTTGTTGTGCCAATTCCAGTAACAATTCCAGAGAATCCTTTTACATCTTCTATTTTTTCGAAGATTTCATAATTTACTTCTGGTAATGCAACTAAAGCTGAAGGAGTAATGGTAGTGGTATATCCAAATCCGGCATTAGTAAATGTGATTGGAGTCGTAATTGTTCCAGCACTACTTACTGTTGCGGTTGCTATAGCAGTTGTTCCGAGACCAACCCCAACTGTTGGTGGGGCAGAAATTTTAATGTCCACAGTAGATCCACTATATCCACTTCCACCGTTTAATATTGTTAATGAAGAAATTGTTCCACCAGAACCAACAGTTGCGGTAACACTGGCACCAGAGGAAACTTTAGTGTCTACTATTATAGCACCAAATGAATATGGAGAAGAAACATTGTACTTAAATAAATCTGGATCATCTACAAATATTTCAATATCACTAGTACTCATATCTCCGATAATTTTTGCAGTTGGTAGAATTTGAGAAACAATTGATGCTCTTGTCTTATTGACAAATTCACCATTAACCATTCTGTCAACTTTCTGTTTTGTCCAGGATAATGGCCTGAAATTGTTTTCATCGATTCCAACTCCATTATAAGAATTAGTTTCAATTTTGTCTGAAGAAGTTATATCAAAGATGATTCTATCCTCTTGAGATATTGTTGTTGGTAAACTATCTTTTCTAAGAAGTTCTACAGTATCACCTCTTTCTAATGTTGGAAATATATCTGTAACTAAAGTATCATCTTCACCCCTTGTTCCTCTATAGAAGAATATGTCAATATTATCTTCTGGTTTTGGTGCTGTAACAAAAGAGAATGATGTTCCACCATCAAATGTATAATTTACTCCAGGATCTTGAATTACCCCGTTAACAATTATTAATAAAATATTTGCAAGATCTACAGAAGAGTCATCATCTGGTTCTTCAAAACTCAACAAATTATCATTATAGAAAATTGGGAATCTTAAACGTATACCGTCTTGGAAATTCTTAATATTATCGATGTAATCAAGTTCACCAAATTGCCAGAAACTGAATGAATCACTAAATGTATCCAAAACAGTTAGTTCAAAAGTAGATCTTGGTTCACTCAATCTGGAATCCGTAACTAATCCTACAGGTGTAAATACATCACCCCTTCTAAATCCAAATCCATTTCTCTTAATTTTAAAATCTGTAACTTCGAAGAATGTTGATCCAATACCAACAGTGGAGCTTGCTCCAACACTAACATCTAACAATAATCCACTTCCAGTATCTGTAGTAGTTCCAATTCCAATCCTAGAAATACCAGTAACACTTAAGTTTTCATATGAAGGTTCTGAAACAAATATTTGTGGATTTGAATATCCTGTTCCACCAGCACCTATAGAGAACGATAAAGTTCCACCAGCACCAACTGTTGCCGTGATAGAAGCAACATCTCCACTATGTCCTTCTTCAAATACGGAAATACCTATAGAAACTATCCCATTATATCCGGATCCATTTATATCAGTAGATCCAAGACCAACAGATACAATAGACCCTGCTCCATCCACAACAGCAGTAGCAGAAACACCCACTAATGGAGCATATCCATTTCCACCACTAGATCCTAAGGAAACAATAATTCCACCTCTAGGAATCTGATTCTGATTAACGTCACTTTCAACTGAAAGAATACTATTCGGATCACCAATATCTGTTCTAATCCCACTGAATACCACTGATGATATTCCTGGAGGAGGGGTAAGATTTTCGATTATGCTAAAGTTATTGTCCGGATTATTTGCAGTGGTTGGTGTTTGGAATATTCCGTTAATAAACATGATACCATTTCCACCGGTAGTTCCAATACCAGAAGTATTTGCACCATCAACTGTCAACGTGAACGTTCTAGCAATACCAGTAAATCCGTCCGAAATATCATCATAAACCTGATTAGTATCATAATTTTTTCTTAAGAAGACCCTTCCACTAAAATCTGATGTTTCAAATTTTAAGTTTTGGTCTGTTTTTGTAATATTAAGACTTCCTCTTGGTGCTTCGTTAAAGAATATTTCATCACCAACAATATTAAATGAACCTCTATAAACATCAACATTTGTTGTGTCGATATGAGAAGTTCCTAACGTTCCAAATGAACCTCTCTCAACTAAAATCAAGTTTTCAGATCCGATATTTGTAATCGGTCCTACATTAGTAGTTCCCAATCCGACGTTAATAACTGACATGTACTCATCATCAATTTTAAGAACATCATTAGGATTTATCGTTGATATTCCACTTAAGGTAAAAGTGTCTGTAGTCGTGGAAATACTTCCACCATTTCCAGATAAAGTAGTTTGAATCTTAGAATAACTCAAAGGAGATTGAGCTAAGTTATTGATTGTGATTATACACTTTTCATTTTTCTTTGCCATTTCAAATTGATGTGCATTACCTTCACCAAAAGAAACAAACGTAACTGCTGTTCCCGTTTTAGTTGTAGATATTCCAAATGTATTAACAGTTTTATTAACAACAAAAACCGATGATGGTAATGTATCAATGATAGATCCATTTTTATACATCATTGGAGTTGATCCAACTCCAACAAAAGTTGATTTTGGAGTGTATATAAGTTCTTCATTATCATTAAAGAAATGATTATTAATTGAAAATGTTCCAGTAGAAGCATTTAATACATCAGTATTTTTTGGATTAAATTTCTTAGCAAAAATAGGAACATTTTGATTTCTTAGAACAAAATTATTTTTATTAATTCTTTCTCCATTTATCGCAAGATATTGAGAAGTTTTTAGGGATTCGGAATATCTCCCTACAATGAAATCTCCAGGATCATTGACAAAATCTGTTTGAGAGTAAAAACATTCATTAAAAGAAGAAATATTAATATCATCAGTTTCATTGGAATCTGGATAAAATACAAGTTCCAGATTGTCTCCAACATATCTTCCACCAAAAGATCCAACTCCGGAAGTGCTTCCAACTGAAATAAATTGGGTTTGTTTAGTATAAACATTAATGCTATCTTGAACTATCAAAACTTGATGAAGAGACTTTACAGTGCCTACACCAACTTCGACCAATGATTTTGCAGAATCAAAATTGAATTTATTAAGAGTCAAAATAGATGTTGAAATGCCAGAAGTTGTGGTGCTAAATCCCACTTCATAAATTGCTGATCTTTCATTTCCTACTGGTTGATCAGAATTCCTGTACCTAAAAGTACTGCTTATTCCGGAAGAACTAGTAGTGCCAAATCCAACAATCTTAGTTTTAACAACAACATCTAATGAGGTATCATTTTCGTATTTTAATTTTAATAATCCATTTTCAATATCAGCACTAAAACTTCCAAGTTGATCTACAGATCTATTGAATTTAGATGTATCAAAATAATATTCTGCAATGTTGGTATCATTTCCTTCACGAGTCACATACAATTCAACAAAATTTGCTTTATTACCATTTTCTTGAGTTACATACGCATTTGCATAAAGAGATTTTATTTCGGATGAAATCCCTACAATGGAAGTAGTTGCTCCTGTAATAACTTCTCTAATATCAGTTAAGACATCAACAAATCCAACTGTAATCGAACCAATTCCAAGACCAGGTGAAAACTTACTTTCAATAAACTTAATATCATATTCAGTATCAAAAGGATCTTTGGGTTTAAACTTTAAGAAAGATTCATTAAGAAAATCGTCGGTTTCAACTACAAATTCCCCATAATCATTATCAGATGATACAAAAGAAGTACTAAACCCATCACTTGCTAATGAAGTCTTATCTAAAATAAATGAGTTTTTACTTTCATTATCATTAAGAACAATTAAATTTGTCAATTGGACTTGGGTTCCAGAAAGATTACTAACCTTTAACAAATAATTAACATACGATTGTGAGAAATCCGTCTCAAGAATATTTGTAAATTGTTTTGGATCGGATTCTGCTGATGAGAATTGATCTGAAATATCATCGATCCTCAATCCAATATTTGTTGTGCTCTTATTGTAGTTTGTAAGTTTTTTTGATTTTAACTTTATAAATCTTGATGTTAAATTAACAACATCAACATCTACTGCTGTATCAAAATTATTAATAGTATCTACTCTTTTTTCCTCAAAAATATTCTTTACGATAGTTGTTTCATCATCAGTTCTAACAATACCTAGACTCTCTAATGGTTCTGAAGATATTTGAGTATCAGAGAAATTTTTAAGACCAGAAATATGAACTAAGTTATTTACTGGTGTCCTAATATCTTCCCATGATTGGGAACTTTTAATTGAATATGAAAGATTTTGATAATAATTATTATCAGGAATAACTTGATAATCTTCATTCAGTTTTCCGGTATTTTTTGTCCAACCTTCATTTTTTTCAGTAGAAAAATCTATCTTATAAAATCCTTCAAAATTTTCAAGATTTTCAATTTTAGCAATATTTCCTGAATTTTTTCCTGTAATAATTTCTCCAACGGAAAGTGGATATGTGCCAGATACTTTAATTCCTGAAGAATCATCATATTCAATAACTGTTAAATCTCTTTCAATTCCGTCACTTATTAAAGTTTCACCAATAGCAAAGAAAGATTTTTTTAAAAAGACACTAAAAGTTGGATAACTGGACTTATTTACTGCAATTCCCGAAGAATCTTGTATTGTTTTTGCAATACCAGTATTTGTTGTAAGTCCTGCAAGATTTACTGTCAATTCATCATCTACAAGTCCGGGTACAAATTTATTTTTATAGTTTGAAACTGTAAAGAATTTGTACCCATAATCTTCCGAATTAAATCCATCTCCAACAGATGAATATTGTTGAATTCCTTCAACAAAGATTTCATCTCCAATACTAAATGGGTCTGTAGAAAATCCCAAAGACGGTGTTGTTAAGACGCATGTAAATATGCCTGTTGAACTTGATAAAACTTTTTTTATAGAAACTCCATTAGTATTGTTTACGGAAAAAATCTCTGCAGATTCATTCGATATTCCTTTAGGTTCAGATTCAATACTCACAGAAACAATTGCAGTTCCATTTAAATTTGCACGTAAGATACCAGAAGTTACTTTCTCTCTTGTTGATTGATCAACAACTATTAACTCCGGAGTTTTAATGAAATTCTTACCACCATAAGTTACGGTTACAAAACCAATGGCATTCGAGTCTTCAAGAATTATCTTAGGTGATATAAATGCTTTTGGAGTTAAAGTTATATCGGAAGAATATTCAAATCCTGGATTAATTATTCTAACCTCATCAATATTTCCTATAGTATCTGATGTAGGAATCGCATATAAATTTTGACCGTCTGTCGAGTTAGTATTAATAATTTCTGGAACTTTTTTATATCCAAAACCAGAGTTTATTAAATAAATTTTATCAACAGGACCTTTTGCTGAAGAAGATGTGGTTGAATATTCCAACACATCACATTCTGATGAAATATATGTGTCTTTTTCTGGATCATCTTTTAATCCAATATTAAATGTTGTATTTGCAATTCCAGAAACAGTATAAGAATTATTGTAAGCACTGTCTGAAAAAACTATTTGCGAATAATTATTTACGTCTATATCAGAGGTAGAAATTCCACCATTCTTTTCTAAAGTATAGAAAAGTTTATCTGGAATATTAGAAGTATAATTTATTGTAAGAGTTGCATTTGTGGTGACTCCAATTGTCCCAACACCAGATAAACTAAACGTCGAAGTAGAACCTGTAGATACAAACTCATTAAGTAAATTTTGATCATAATAGAACCTTAAATTGTATCCATCTAAAGAAGTGTCTGATACATCAAAAATAAGATTATTATTTTTTGTTGCAGTAATTTTTGGATTTATTAGAGAAATTTTCTGAGAAGATCCACCTGTCCCAGCTATCCCTATTGTAATTGGTGGAATTTGTTTTGAGTTTTTATATGTTTTTGATAATTTAATATTATCAGAATCAACTTTAAATACAAAATAAGATCCAGTAGTTAATCCAGAAGAAACTACATTAGCATTATAATAAACTTTATCACCAGTTTTTAATTTATGATCAGTTAATTGAATTTGATCTGTAGAAGTACGTACAGAATCTGATCCAAATCCAATTGGATTTACTAATAGATTTCCTGATGTATTGTTTCTAATAATTCTAACACCTGTCGATGTTCCGATACCTACTGACAAATTAGGTTTAATTGCTAAGGTAATTGTATCATTGACGGTTAAACCATGAGAAGTTGATACAGATACGGTTGATTCAATATGCTTAACATCACCTTTTCTTTGTACAAAATTTGTTTCAAAGAAATAATCATCCACATTATCTCCATTTGTTCTAAAGAACACTTCATCACTATTGAAAGAAGTCTTAATGCCAATAACATTTCTACTTTTAGGAACAGCATAAACTTCCGAAGGAATATCAAATGGTGTACCAGATGGGGAAGTGGATATTGATAATATTGTGTTTGAATTTCTATTAAATGTAATTAATTGATTATTAGACAATCCATGATTTTCCAGATATATTCTTTGGGAGGTAATATCTCTAGAAATTGTTTTATTTCCTAAAGAAAATGTAACATTAACTCCTATTCCTGTTGTAGTACCAGCACCTACAGATTCATTTGGATTAAAATATAATTTCTTATTAAATCCAGATTCGAAGTAATCAAGAGACTTATTTATTTCAAATGTAGAGGTTTTGAAAGAAACTGCCGTTCCAATTGCATGTGTTGTTCCAGGTTCTCCTCTTTTTACTCTAACAATATTTTCCTTCGGAAATATATTTAAAACTTGTAGAGTTTCAGTTCCAATTCCCAAACTACTTCCGGCAGAAAGTGAAGAGGGAATGCTAGTCAAATAAATTTCTGTAGAAGCTGCCCCAGTTCCAGATATTTCTGTAGTTAATCCACTGTTTTGAAAAGATTCAACTGAAATTTGAAATGACCCATTTAAAGATGAAAGAACATTAGTGCTAAATCCTGAAATATTAATCGTAGATTTATCTGCAAGAGTATGATATGGAGAAACATGACCAGTTATCTTATTATCTTTCCATACAAATATAACATCATTAAAAGTTTCTTTTGTAGTTTCTATTTTGTTTATCGTTTTTCCCTTAATTGATGAAATTTTTGCCTGAGCCTCATTCAGAGAAATATTAATATCAGAGTTATCAAATTCTAATTTATCTCCTACTTTATAATCTTTACCAGCATTAATAATATCAAATCCTTTTATTGATCCTTTTGATATGGATTCAATCTTTATGTTTTGTCTGGAAATTTCATTACTTTCGGTAAGGAAATCATTTCCAGCATTTTCGTCCAAAACTTTATATGGAAGAGTATTTCTAAAAAGTTGAGAATTATTAAAATCAAAACTTTGATTTAAGTCTTTGTTTTCTTTTATTAAAGTAGACCTATAAGTTTTTCCAATAAAATACGGAAATGTGGGTGTTTTAGTTAAAGGATTTATTGTGGCATGATATGCATAAACACCATTGGGAAAATCTGCATTTTTTTCAAATCTTCCATTATGCTCATCCAAGTCTCCAGAAAAATCAAATTTATAGTCATCAACAAAAAATCCAACAGGAAAGTTTTGTACTGGTGGCCTATCAAAGATATGTCCAATATCTTGGACATAACTAGAAGTTAATGTTTTAGTTGCTGAATTTATATTTTTTGGATCTGATAATCCAAAAGGTCCATATATTGGATTTCCATCATATGCCCATCCGATAATATCGGATAGTGAATTTTCCGTATCTTGAAATGCATTTCTTACGATTTCAGAATATCCAGTAGAGTAATATGAAAGTCCCTTTTCTGATTCTGCAAATATTTGATAATTATCATCTGCAGTTAATTCTGTTTGATTTATATTAAGAGATCTAACATTAGATTCAAATAAAGCATCTTTTCCACTGGAAATTACATCCACTCTAGTAGTAGTAGAATATCCAATTCCAGGATTTACAACTACTACGATATTAACTTTACCTTCAGAAATAGTTGCTCTAATTTCAGCACCAGATCCAGATCCAGAAGGATCAACGACTTTTAGTTCTGGAATTGAAAAATAATCAAATCCACCAAATTGCAAATTAGCATCTACGACAGATCCATTGACAATAATTGGTTTGACTTGAGCATTCTTTCCAGTTTTTATTGTAAAATTGGGTTTTCTTTCAAAATTTTTGATTGTAGAACCATATTTTGTGCCTTCTTCATAAAGATAAGCATCTATAATTTCACCTTTTACAACTGGTGTAGTTACAAGAGTTTTAACTTGAGTAGTTGTTCCAATTCCGCTAGAGGTGAATTCGACATTGACCGCAATATCGGGATATTTAAATTGTTGAAATCCAGTTCCAGAAGTCTCAAGATTTATATAATCCTCTCGTTCAAAATTGGTAAAATTAGTTCCACCAACTCCAGCATCGCATAATCTAAAACTATTCAAATTTAAAGGTAAAACATAATACTGATTTGTTGTTGTTAATCCAGAAATTGTTTGTGGTTGAGTCGATCCAATTCCAGAAACTGCATTATACTCTATAATCTCTCCCTTTAAAAACCCATGATTTTCAAAGTTGATAGTATCATTTGATGTAGTAATCCCTGATGGTTTTACTAATAATTTTCTATTAGTTACTTTTCCACCATCAATTATATTAATTTTTGTTATAGTATTTTTTAATTCTCCAGTTAAGAACTTATGTGTTCCTGATAAACTAGTGTCTGCTAATCCAACAACATTAGTATTATTCAAATAATCATCAAAAGATTCAAATATTTGAATAGTTGAATTATTATCTACTTTTGCATAATATGTCGAATTATCAATTAGAGATGATAATCCTATTCCAATACTGATATTTGGATTTCCATTATTTCTATAAATTATTTCCTCACCATTTGATAAATTATGATCCTCAACAAAAGTTATTTGATTAGTGGTAACATCTACTCCACCATTTTCAGTGGTAGATCTACCATCAAATAAAATTTCTCTTCTTCTCTTAACAATAACAGGATCAAAACTTCCACCAGTAATATTTCCACCAATAACTTTTATTGCCGATCCAGTATCAATATCAAAATTTTGCTCATCAACAAAAATCTTTTCGATGGTTCCAGAAATAACAGGTTGAACTAAAGCATTAGTTCCAAGACCAGAAGATGCAGATGGTTGCACTTTTGGTGGGTTAATTAGATCATATCCACTACCACCAAACAAAACCTTGAGATTTTTTAATGGTCCATAATAAATTTTATCAGTAGTTTTATAATTATTAATTTCAACTCCATTAACTAAAATTCCTACAGATCCAGGAACTGTCTCTTCCTTTGTCCCATTCTCAATATTTGGTTGGGATAATGGAATTTTTTTTAAAATCTTATCGGGATTTATTATTGATGATCTTTGAGAATATAAAGTAAATGTTTGTTCACCCAATCCAGAAATTGGAGAGTTGAACTGCAATGCATCAGACTCATTATCAATAAATGTTAGTGAAGAAAATAATTTTATACTCTTTGGATTTGATAAAACTTTTACATAATAAAATCCTACTTCCAATCCGGTCAATGCAGTTGATCCAGATGCTGGTGAATAATATATTTTATCTCCAGAAATAAACGGAACATCATTATCAAAAGTTAATGTAGTATAATTTCCAGTCGAAGAATTTATATCAAGTAAATTTCCTGAAGATGAAGTTAAAGTTGATTTTTTTACATTTGCTGTTATTTGATAATCAAAGAAATTTGTATTTCCTGTATATGAGGGTAAAGAATTTGAAGCAACATACAAATTTTCTTGATCTACGTATACATTTTGAACATCAGAAACAAATGTATTATTTCCATATTGAAAAGGAACAAGTGAGCTACTTGCTTTTTTAATTCTTCTTCTCAAAGAGTATGTTTTATTACTTTGTGAAATAAAATTAAAATTGGATAAAGAAATTTGTTTTGATGATGAACTTATCGTAGAATCTACGTATGGGATGTTTGAAGTTGTAGTTGGATATATTACAGTATTTGATCCTAATTCTAAAATTTCTATTTCATCACCTTTTTTTAATTGTGATCTATCAACAAAAGATTTTAATATTACAAGAGATCCAGATATACTTTCAATATCTATTGTAGAACTTGTATTATAAATCCAAGTATTAGCAACAATTTCTTTATATGTTTTATTTGATTCTGGGTTAGATATTTTATCGCCTATACTTTTTACAGTTAATATTTGATTTTCTTTAGCTATGACATTATCAGACTGTTGTACAAAATCAGACAATACACCCGTCAGTCTAAACTCTACTTTTTTGGACAGGTCTCCATCTTCATATCCATAATAAGTATCATCAATCAAATATAAATTTTCGGTTTTATTAATGCTATTTTCTATACCAGAACAACCTAAAAATTGATTAACACTCTTATCAACATAAGTTACTGTGTTATCTCCAACTTTTAATATTCCAGACGTACTAAAACCAATTGTAGAATCTACAGTTATTACTTGTCCCCCAATTGCAACATTATCAATTGATTTTGTGTTTGGAGTAACCTTGAACAATCCATTTATTAAAGAATTTTCGCCAAATCCAACAAAAAGAGATAGTTTAAAATATTGATTTTCTTTTCTAGTAAAAGATTCTACGGATGTTACGGATGCATTTGTATCAGAATCTCCAGTTTTATAAATTGTTTGTCCAACCAACTTAGTAGGATCTCCAGAAAAAATTTCTGATACAACAGTTTTTCTTCTGATATAATTGGCGTCTGATGGTTTTAATAAGTAATCTTCTAAATTTATTACCTTAGAATCCTCCCCAAAAAGAACATTAAATAAAATTCTAAATGAATCTTCTGTACCTTTAGAGTTATAGAATGATCTTGCTAATTTAATAAAATTGCCAATATCAACTTTATTATCAAATTGTCTTTCTTCAAATCCAGGAGCAAAAGTAAATTTTAATTTAGAATAAAATTCTTTTAGAAATAAAGAACTTAAATTTTCTACCTTTGCGGCAGAATCATGAGAAGATGCAGACGTTTGAGAAAAGAGTAACTCTTCTTGATTTAAATCTTGATGATATTTGCTTATACCACTAAATCCACGAACACATCCAGTAAAACTAGTTGTGGTGCTTCCAGTATACGTGATTATTTCATCATCAATTTTTAATAAACCATAACTATTTGGAAATCCTTTTGTACTTGATACATTGATTGTAGTATCATCAGAATCTATCGATGATGACAATATTGCACTATCAACAATAACTTCTGGTTTTAAATTATCAAGTTTTAGATATTGATCCAAATTTTCTGCAATATCTACAGGTCCACCCTGAAATTCTTGAGAAATATAATATTGCTTTAAAAATTCTGATGTTTTTGGACTTTCATCCAAAACAAATTCTGGTAATTGACTATCAATTATGTCTTGAATCTTGATTCTAGATTCAAATCCAGTTTCTATCATTTTACTCTCTAATTAAAGTACCATTTGAATAGCTAGATGTATAGAAGTCTCTGACAAATACTGTGCCCGATATTTCATCACCAGAAGATATAACATCCTTTACCATATTTATTTTACTTTTTGAAACGTCAAAATTCAAATAAAGATCTCGCAATCCAACAATATCATTTGACTCTGGAAACGCTTGAATTTCTATTACATTATTTGGCTTTACTGTTGATGTAATATTAATAGTTCCTATGTTAACTTCACCTTTTACATAGTCAACTGTTCCGACTGCCTTAGTAATAATTGTTATATTTTCATCATTAGAATTTTTTACAACTGATAATATACCAGTTTTACCATCTGCATTTGGAGTGTCTGTAAAATATACTACACCAGATTCTTCTGCTATAGTAAACCCTGTGGACTTTATATTCCTACCTTCAGACTTCACATGGAATTGATTGCCAAAACAAAGTTCATATTGAACTTGTTGATTTAGTAATGCAACTAAATTTCTTCTTATGACTACTTTGGTTATATTAGAGGTTATTGAAGATTCTGTATCATCAATTGTTTTTAAAATTTTACTGTATTTAAATCTTCCACCAAATTTATTTACATCAGATTTTTCAGAATAATTTGTCAGTGAATTGGATACTTTTGTTTTTAATGAATCTGCAGAACTAATTTTAGAATCATCATAGTAAACAAAAGTATCCAATTCAATATATAAAATTTTTAAATCTATAATTTTTTGATTGATTCCAGATATTGAATATTTTTTTAAATCTGATAAAATTAAAGACTTGTTAAAATCAGAAACAAAAAAACCATTTTTTGGTTTTATTGATATTTCAACTACTCCAAATTGAGGAGGGTCTAACTCTTCTCCACCAATAACAGAAACTGATTCAGTATCTGAATATATTGTTTTGATTATAGATTCATAGTCTCTAGATGTTACTGCTCTATTTTGTGCAGCGTATATAGAGGGTGCATAGTTTTTAATGGAGGTTATGGATTCTATCTCTCCACCATTCTGAGATTTGGTATTTGTGGTTACTGAAAATGAGTTTGGTATAAGAACATTACCAAGATCATCGGTGAATACTCCCGAAAATCCAAAAATTGATACATCATTACCATCTTTTCCATTTGTTACCAGATAATTTACAGTTATAATTTCTCCTTCTTGCAACTTTCTACCAATAAGACCATCTCCAAACAAAATTTCATATTTTTCATCTTGAATCTCTTGTAAGAAGTAAACCAAAGATTCTTTGTTTATGTCTTTGAGAGTGTTTGACTGAAAATATTCTATACCATCACTAGTTTCATTTTCCTTTTTTATATAAACTTTGATAGTGGAAGTATCAATAAATGGATTATCTAATATAAATCTTTGATCTAAAGATCCATCAAAGGTAAATGTTTTTGTAAGAAAAGTTCCTTGAATTATCTCAATATTATTAAAAACTGATCTTCTTGCGCTTATAGTGTTTAAGTTTTGTTCGAAATCAATATTTTCCGTAGTTCTTTGTACATTCTCTAATATTGAAAATACTTCAGAAGTATTACTTACATTTCCAACAAAACATAAACCTCTCTTCAAATTTATCGTTGCTGTTTGTGTGTCTTCAACATCTACTGTAAAGCTCACAATTGCTCTTGCAGCAGTTCTAGATCGAGGCAAATATCCAATGTTCCTTGCAAGAGATACAACGTTCTCACGAACGGTTGCAGAGTCCAAGAAGGACTCATTCACAATCATGTTTGAGTTGAATGCAGTTATATATGTGTTATATGCAAGAGTATCGATTAATATTGAAAAATTGGATCCATCAAAATCAAATCCTGAAAAATCAGAATTTGCACGAAGATAGTCTTTAATCGATTCTCTTATCTGGTCAAAATCCAGATTTGTAAACTTTGTAAAAGGCATATTATCTTGTTGCCTCTAATAGGAATGAATATTCTTGTGTTGGAAACTCTTGTCCCACAATATCAAAGATGACTTTAACATCAAAAGCATTAATTTGTGGAAGAGGACTTACTTCTATTGCTAAATTATCGACTCTTGATTCGAAATTTTCAATAGAAGTCTCAATTTGATCACTAATTACTGATGCAGTACCAAAATCAATGAACTCAAACAGACTTCCTCTTACATCAGATCCAAATAAAGAGTTAAAAAACTTTTCAGTAGGTATTGTTAAAACAATATTTCTCACAGATCTACGAATAGCTGCTTCATTTTTAAGAACAGGTAGATCTTTAGTGATGGGATGTGGAACAAATGATAAACTAATATCCTTAAATACTCTGGATATCTTCCGATTTGGCATTTTGACTAGAGTTTTCTGACTCTATTTATACCCTATTCTGCAAGATTGTTTTGTTCCTTCTTTAAATCATCGTGCATAATCTCCTGAAGCACTTTTTCTTCTGGATTATTCGTTTTTTTGGGTAATGACCAGTAATCTGTTGCCAAAGTTGTCGTTCCCCACACTTCTTTCATATAATTTTTATTTCTGTCTACTGGTGAATTGCCCATTTTACTCCTATTTTGTTAGAATAGAACTTTTTGAGGGGTTCCTATCCCTATTTTATTTATTTTTCATCCTCTTCAGATGAATTTTCACGTTCTTTTGCCGTTTTCCAGAAATATTCATCCTCACGACCCATTCCAAGTCTATCATTTCCATTCTCAACCTGATAATATTGAGTCGAAACCTTAAAATCGGGCATTTTAGGGTCAACAGGTGTCAAACTATTATCAAAAATACGTAATCTATTGTTTGGATACAGTGCATACTGCCCATTCTCAAGTTCAATCAGATTATGAGACTTATGTTCAGCAGGATTTTCACTAGTAGCCCAATCAACATAGTCCGGATCATGATGATAGTTATCAATGGTACAAATATATGTACCTTTTACATTACCAAAGTCCCGTGTATAACATTCAAAGTCCATTGAACCAATAAATTTCTTATCTACCGATACGACCCCATAGTCCATACAATTCCAAAACTGTAGGTTTGGTAGGTTCATGTCCGGACTTGGGGTCTCAGGGTCTGCTACAAAGGCACTGATAGGCAATTTATCATACATTGCCGCATATTCTGGTAGATAAGTCTCAAAATAAAAAGCACGTCCAGGAATCGATTTAACCGATACCCAGACGCCCTTTACAAATTCACCATGTCCACTTTGATGATCGGTTAGGTATTCCTTACGAACCCATACTTCTTGTGACGGAAGATTTGCAATCAAACATGCCATATGGTGTCAATAAAACTACACCTATATATCAACCCCGTCCTTGTCCACGATACACTTTACGCTTTCCATTACGAGAAGTCGCGGCATACTTCGTGTGCTTTCCACTCCCTTGACGAGTTTTCTTCGGTTTTCCTTCTATAAAACCATTACCACTTAATCCAACCTTTGAACGTACTGCCATAATAACTCTTTAATACTTTGTAATTTTTGTCTCTAAATCTTGTGGTCTTGGAAAACCTTTCTGATAATACTCTATCGAAAGATCCTCCATCTTATCAAAATATTCTTCTTCAGTCAAGTTCTTGTATAATACTTTCCCTTTATGGAGAATTGTATATTCTGTCAGACTCATCAGATAACTCTTGTTTTCTCATGCCCAACACGAATCCGAGGATCACACCAAATCTTAAATCCTGCTTCGATAGCGTCGAGACAGAATGATACATCCTCTCCACACATATCCTGTACCTCTCCTGACTCAAAAACTTGCATCTTTGGAGCAAACCATGGATACTTCATCTCAGAATTCTCAAATACTCCGTGCTTAATCAGTAACCATCCAAATCCTGCATAATCTACAGTAAACGGTTTACGACGCTTCGAAATACTCTCCCCGGTTTCATGATTCATGACTCCACCATTATTACGGAAATCATCCTCTTCCATCCAATGTGCAACTGAAGTTGTCTTACCATCTTCTGTCATATACCATCCACTTGCAATATCCTGATCCATTAATACCAATTGCCAGAACTTCTCTGTGCTAAACACAATGTCACTATCAATCCACAACTGATAATCATAATTTAACTTTCCATCCCATGGAATTTGATCCGGTCCTCGCAGTACATTCGCACCTAAACACTTACATCTGGCAAAATTTACCATTGATGAATAATCTTGCGAAATTTGGATGCTGGCACCTGCCTGCACTAAATCAAAACAAAGTTGTACAAAGTTTTTGAGATACGTATAAGATACTCCTCTACCTGGTAAACAAAAGACAATGGACTTGCCTTTTACCATTTCTTTTGCCTTCGCATAGTCCCATTCTGGACCACTCTCAGATGCTTTGGGTGTCTTTGCTTTTACTGTAAATCCTTTAGCCATAACTGTAAATGAACTACGTCACTATCATAACACTATATCTATACACCGTCAAGATCTCGGTTCTGCAAACCTCATGACTCTTCGAGATCCTTAATAATAATACAATCACTCTCTACCTCGATATTTACTTCTGTTCCCTCGTACCACCCCTTCTCATCACATATCCATTCCGGTATCGTAATAATATGTTCCCCACTTACTGGATCGATCTCTATAGTCGTAAAATTTTCTTGCGGATTTTTTTGCATATCTTTGAATCCTTGTACCATTTTTTATATATGAAAAATTTTTTTTATTAGAGTGTTATCGAGGTCGGACTTTGGGTCGTTTATAGCTTAGGGTAGTGAGGGGGTTTTATATACGGGGCACGGCAACGCATAACATAAGGGGGGCAATCACCCCCCACTGCTGTTTACGAACGAATGCCCTTATCTATCAACTGCCTGCGAACTCCCCTCCTAACTTGATTCATAGCATGAGGGCATGATGGTGATGATGGGGCAGTATATGTAAATCCTACATAATGCCTAAAGACTAAATGTGTCCTTTGACGTTCTAAGTCATAACCCATAGAATCCATGAAGATACGTACCTCTTTTTTGTATTTCATGATACGGAGAATTTAGTGTTGTTGAAGTTGGCATAACTGAATTGCTCACGATTCACTAACTTAAATGTACCGAACTCATTAGAGTAGACATAACCCTCACCACCGATTGGAGTTTGTCCGATGTATGCTTTCGGACCATTATTCCGGCAGAGATAGATAGCATCCTCTTTTATCGACTTAACTAACAACCAGAAACTGATGAGATTCTCATTCATAAAGGTCGAAGCAATCACGGGACGATTCTCACGAATACAGGAATTGAGTTCCTGTTTAATTAGTTTGGCATCCTTATCTGATACAAACTCAACGTTCTGTGCCATTACCTTAGCAAACTGAATCACATCGTCTAAGTCATGGAATCTCTCCAGTCCATCATCATAACGACCAGACGCAATCGTTGCCCTAGGTTTCACAAACTTACAATAGAATGTGTCTGTGATGATGAAGTTCATCGGGTGTGCGATTGCATCCCTTAAATCACTCTCTGCTGTGTAATACGTATGAGGGGCAATGATAATCTCCTCCTCTACAATATTATCGAACTGATAGGTGATTGTGTTCGGTGTATATTCATCAGAACCACCGAAACCGATAAAGTCTCCCTGAAAGATACCTTCGGTTTGTGGAAGATAGTCAAGGCACTTATGAAGGATATCAGCAACGTTGCCCGTGTGGTTAGCATCAATGTCCTGATGCGATTCGTTGATTTTGATCTTTACTTTGTTAAAGACTGACTTAGTTCCCACGAAGAAATTACCAGTCGCAGGATTAGTCCCCCATACAATTGCAGGTGCTCCGTCCATCTTTACGGACAGATTGCCCTCATTACGTAGACAATCAAGAGCACTTAAATCACCGGTGAGAATGGAATCTTCAGGATGTTCGATGTGCTTGTTTTGCATAATGTTGAGAAAAAAGTGAATGAATAAGGTGGGGAGTTTGTATCAGATAGGGAAGGAAATATTCTTTGCCTCAGGATTGCAACGATATTTGCCGGGGTCACTACCTTTATAGGACGAACATGCACCGGCATGGATATAAGCAGGAACTGCTACGTTATCACTGCAAACCCACAAAGTGCGACGGGTTGTGATTGAAGAGGCAATGCGGAACATATTAGAGAATGATGAGAATGAGAACGATTGAGTAAAAGCGGGCATAACATGATGCCCACTCTTTTTTAGTTTTGATCATGCAAGACGCATTCCTGAAGTGAACTTAACGGTTTGCATTTCGTTGAATGTTTCATTAAAGACACGAACAAACCAGGTCCAATTCTGTTGAAATACCTGCTCATTCCTTGTTCCACAGGTATATCCAAATTCATTGAGAAGTGCATTTAGACGGGATTTTGTGGTCTTTGATTGATAACCACCATCATAAAGTTTCAGTGAATCTTCATCAATCTCAGCAATCAAGTTGCCATGAAGATAAACCTTTGAGATACCATCTTCAAGGGTGACGCATGTGTTCGCAGACGTCCAGTTCGTGTTATCTTTGATTGCTTGGATCATCTGCTGTTCGATTTTACGCATGAGAGGCAGGTAGAAGGGTCTGAGAGGTGTGGAGAGGTGCTGTCCCCTCCACTCCTATACAATACACGATTTTGGGGTCTGTGCCGGAACCTTGTGACACTTTGACCAACTGTCCACTCGCGGCCGCTCTGAGTATCATTTAGTGATACTACAGTTAGTGTTACTCAGGACGAAGTTTGACTGTAATAATCTCAAAGTTTGGGTGTAATTCTTTGCATCTTTCATATGCTTCGGCAGCAGTTTCTCTCATGTAAGAAAGCACATCGTGCATTTGTTTCTTAGTATCATAACCGTAGCAATTCCAGATAGGCATGTGATTTAGTGAATGAATGAGTGATTGTTAATTAGTTGAGAATATAAGTGCTCAGATCATTACGATTATCGCAAGATGCCCAAGTTTCATAGAAACTATCCCATGCAGTTTCGTTATCAACAAAGGAGACAATTTCCAACATCTCACATACCCAATCGTATGCCATATCTACATCGGCATTTGTATCATTAACGAAGGCACACATCTGCCCCATAATATCATTCCACTTTGCTTGCTGTTCTGAAGGAATAAGAGAGAAAATTGGAGTTGCCATGATGTTAATGAAGAAAGAAAGTGTTAAACAGTGAGTAAATCAGTCACCCAATTCGATTACTGTATGCCCGAGGTAATCTTCAACCCAGACAGTGGAATTAGACTCACTATACA